CACAAGCGCCGGCCCATACGTCACTAATATTTCCAGTGATGGCCGTAACGGCTTGAACATCGAGAAGTGCTCTGTGGAGATGAATTCTTTCACGAATACCGTTAGCACCTCCGAATGCACGACCCAGAACGTGCAGCTCAGTCGAGGTAACTGATCACGGTAAGGTCGCAAGTGGCGCGAAATGTTCGTCTCCGGGATCGCGCTTCAGCTCGGCCAAGCTCTCATTCCGAAACATCCGCGCCACGTTTTCGCTTATCTGCACTTTGTGGCGCGGACTTTCCATCGCCTGGAATGAAAGGGTCGGTCCGAGCGCATAAGCGTTCAGAATCAGGTTCTGCACCGCCTCATTGATTTCAGTAATTCCGTTCCAGGCCATCAGTTCGTCAAGCTTCTGCCGGGTGCCTAGCCGGCACCGGTGTCGCAATTCTTTCTCGTCGTATTCGATCCGCTTCTCGGCAGCCTTCGCCGATCGCTCTTGTCCACTCTTGGCCATGGTCAACCTCTTCTATTCCGCTGGCCGGCATTCCCAGCCAGGTCTGTCGTTTGCGTTGCTGAACTCGAACCATCCTGCGCATCAGGCTGATGCCGGGAAGTCGAGCGAGTAATCGGCGATCAGCCGGCGGCATAGCGTTTCGCTGATGCCGAGGTGCTTACTCGCTTTGTACCGAGACATGCCGGCTGCTTTGCACTCCACTAACTGTGCGGCCAGGGCGGCCTTTACCTCACCGCTGATGGGTCGCCCGCGCTTGCTTTTTGCCGCGTCGATGGTGCGATAACCGTATGCCGGCTTCGGAAGTGCCTCTATGCCGGGACTGTCCTTTCCGACGCCTATTGGGATCAGTTGAGCCTGACCTCCGGATGCAAAGAAGGCAGCTTTCGCCGCCTCCAGTCCACTTTGCCGCCTTGCGGCTTCTACGAATTCTTGGTCCATGTCAGGCACCGTTTAAATGGTGGAGGGGCGCGAAGGGGATGTCGTCGTCGAAGCTGTCGGGCGGCGCGGCTTGCTGGTTTTGCGCTGGCTGAGCTGCCGCCTGTTGCCGGGATTGTTGCGGCCTGGCCTGCTGCTGCGGTTGATTGGCCGCCTGAGGCGGTGAGCCGACGAACTTGATCAGGATGATTTTGCCGGTCAGCTTGAAGCCCTCACCGCCGCCGGTCTTTGCGTAGGTTTCGATGTGGGCGTCGTCCATGGTGAAGTAAAGCTGCTGGCCCTTGAGCAGATAGGGCGCCATGGCTTCGGCCTGCTTGCCCCAGAGAGTGGCATCAACCCACTGAGTCGGACGCTTGCCGTCCTGGCCCTTACGGCCGTAGTCGCAGGCCAGCGCCAAATTGATTACGGCATCACCGCCCGGGGTGTAGCGCAGTTCAGCATCACGGCCAATGCGGCCGACGTCGGTAAGTGTTGGCATGGAATGTCCTTAAGCGGCGATGCCGAGCACGCGATTCATGCGCTCGTCGAGGATTTCGTAGAAGGTTTTGACGCGTTCGCTCATCTTGCGAATCATCACTTCGTCGCGGTAAGCACGCTTCACGAACAGCTTCATGCCCGGCCAGTAGCTGACGAAGTCGATCCACTCTCGGTCCGACACCCAGAGGCCACCCTGGCACTGCGCGATGTGTTCCTTCGGTATCTCGCCGGACAGGATCACTTCCACCTGAAATTTAGGCAGCTTGGTTTTGATCTCGCACAGGCCGTCTTCGCTGATCAGCGAATCTGGCGAGTAGCCAATTCCGTGATTCAGGATGATGCCGACCTGCTCGGTGGTGACATCCAGTTGCGACTGGTACAGGCCGCGGGCAATGCCTTCGTACTCATGACCGCGCTCGGTGTGCCGGTTACCTTGGAATGGGTCGGCAGCTTCACCGGTGATGCGTTCGCCGATGAGCGTGTTCATGTAGGTGAATGCGCCGGCGCCGAAACCAGCTTCGCCCTTGCCGTTGACCAGCAGGGTGTCCAGCTCCGAGCAGGTCACGATACCCAGGCGCAGGTCCAGCCACTCTTGAGTCCCTTGCTCAACGTTACTGATGATTTTCATCGTCTTTCCCTTCGGTGGTTTTGCTGTTTTGGGTGGCTGACTTGGTGAGCATGGCCAACACCTGGTCAAACATGGATTTCTCAACGGAGGTCGGTGTGCCGTGGATGCCGGCGAAAGCGGACTTCGCTTTGTCGCTGCACTTCTCCAGCAGCATGGCGAGCTGCGCAGCCTGGGCCGAGGTGACGCGCGGCGTTACCTGTGCGGCCGGGCCGTTGCCGTCATCGTCTTCGCCGGTAGTGGTGATGTTCAGTAGCAGGCCTGCGGTGTACCGCTTGCCGTAGCTGACGCTGGAAGCCACGGCCTGCACGCCGTTCTTGCTGCCGGAGGTATCCACCGGCAAGACGATCGACGTCACTTCCCGGTGCCCGGCGCGATGGCTCAACACGCCTTCAACCTCTATGCCTCGCTCGTTGCGCGGGGTGCGGAAGGTGAGCGCAAAGCCATACTTCGCCATCACCGGCTTGATCATTTCGTTGATGTCTTCCCATAGCGCGTAGGTGCTCTGGATCCGGCCGCTCTTGTCCTTGATGCCACCGCGCTCGCCGATCACCGGCATTTCTTCCTGCATCTGGGCCAGTGCATCGTCGTACTGCTGCTTGGCCTGCTGCGCCTGGAAGCGCTCATGCATGGCCATCAGGCGCTCCATCTTGTCGATGTCAGCGTCGGGGCTCATGGCCACCTGCTGGATGATCGACATGATGGTCGCCGATTCGGTTTGAATGGCCGGCACGCGCTCGACCTGGTCTTTCACTGCAAGATTGCTCATGGCGACCTCAGTACTTGATGGAAATGGCAGGGATGAAGCCGCTGGCGATCAGCTTCACAGCCAGTCGAGCGCAGTCTTCGGTCATTCCGTGCTGCATGAATGCCTCTTTCGAAGCCTTGTAGATGGCGCCTTTGTGGACCCTGTCCGCCTCGCGCAGCTTTTCTTGGCGCAGGATTTCGTCTGCGGCTGCGTTCTGGCGGGCGATCTCATCCAGTCGAGCTTGCTCAACCGCTGCGGCTTGACGCTGCTCGGCGGCAATGCGGTCCTGCTCGGTGCGGCGAATGGACTCGACACGATCCGCCTCGGCTTGCAGCTTCTGGCGCTCGGCCTGTTCGGCGGCCAGCTTCAGCTGCAGGGCCTGGTTAGCGGCCGCGGCCTCGGCTTCGCGGACTTTGCGCTCGGCGTCACGTTGCGCCTGTGCCGCCTGATCAATCAGCGCCTGTTCACGCTTGGCGGCGGCATCGCGCTCGGCCTGGACCTTTGCTTCGGCCTCGCGCTGGGCTTTCTCTGCGGCTTCCCGGGCGATTGCAGCTTCATGATCGGCCTTGGCCCGCGCTTCTGCTTCAGCGCGCAGCCTGGCCAGCTCCTCTTGCTCAGCTTCGTACTGCTGGCGGGCCGTGAGGGCAGTGCGAAGCACGCCAATCGCCTTGTCCTTGGCGCGGGCAGCTTCCGGCTCGAACTCTTCCCAGTCGTCGCCCAGGGCAACTGCTTCAAGCTGTGCGACGCGGTCGGCCAGATCTTCGGCGGTGATGCCGTCCAGATCCACGGCCAGTAGCCGGAGACGCTCGATTGCATCGTTGTGTTTGTCGACCCGGGCGTCCTCGGCGGCCTGCCACTCATTCAGCGGACGGCGGACCTCTTCCTGCCATGAGTCCAGCGTGTCCCGGACGCGCTTGCGCTCGGCGTCGATCTTCTTTGGGACTTCCTTCAGATCGGCGACCAGCTTCTTGCCGACGTCGTCCAGCGCTGTTTTGGAGCGGGCAACTGCATAGGCCATTGATGCGATTGCATCACGACCCTTGCGGGTACTGATGTCCGGCGTGAAGCCATCGATCTTGCTGCGGATCACCTGCAGCCAAGGCTCCAGGCCTTTTTCGGCGGAGTAGACAGCCAGAGCGGTTTCTTGGGGCGGCACGACGGCCAGTTGCTGTTCTGCGGACATGAGAAATCCTTGGCCGCGATGCACGCAGCGTTTGAAGGTGTGGGTTATTGGGTGAGCTGGCCGGAGTAGGCGCTTGCCAGCATCCAGGCAGTGAAGAGCAGCAGGGCGATGGCCGAGCCGCGCCAGGTGTATAGGCGCTTGACGCGCTGGTAGCAGGTCAAGCCCGCACCTCATACGCCAAAGTCCATTCACCGCATAGGCAGGCGCGCCGGCTCCAAGCTTTCGGGTTCTCGATGTGAGCTCGCTCGGCTGCCTGCATGGCGTCCCACATGGTCAGCCCCTTGAATACCATCAGCAGGCGGTCGCTTGGCACGGCCATATGCTCTGGCAGTTCGTCGAGCTGCTCGTCGATCAGTGATTTAACCGGTGCGGTGCTCATGCGAACTCCTTGCGCTGCCTGCATTGCTTCAGCAGGCGCTGGCAGTAGTGGCTGAATTCTTCGATGGTGATCAACTGATCGGTCATCAGGTTGGTGATGATCTGCTGAACCAGAATGCTGTTGCCGGGCGGGCTGTCTGGATGAGCGAGGCTATCCAGCGCTTCATCGATGAGGATGTGCGGGCTCATCAGTCGACATCCTCCCGGGCTTGCTCAACGGCCAGATCAAACCAAGGTTCGACCAACTCTAGGGCGATGTCCTGAAGGCCGTGCGGGCCGAGCAGTTTTTCCGCGAAGCCCCTTACGTTGCCGCCCTTGATTGCAGCAACCACCAACTGAGCAAAGAGGTCTTCGTTGTCCTCGCCGTCGATCTGGCGCTGATTCAGCTGCGTCTGAATCTTGCCGAGAAACTCCGCGTACCCGATCACCTTCGTCTGCCGGCGAGTGCGGATCACAACGTCACAGCCCAGCACCAGCTGCTCGGCGGCGTTGTAGGACCAATCGTCTGCGGCCTCATCACGCGCCGAGGTGTCGCAAGGGGTCATGTGGTCCCGGCGGGACTGTGCTGCTGCGAGTGCGCTCATGGCGACCTCCAGTGTTTGGGGTTAGGCGGTGGCTGGCACGGCTTCGCGGAAACGAGACGGGCTCCAGTCGCAAGACTCATCAGCCGGGATGTGGCCGAACATCGCGGTGCAGCGTTTGCAGTGCACGCAATCGCCGCAGGTCTTGCCTTCAGGCAGGTTCATCTGATCGGCGTTGTCCGCCGACCGTGGATATGGCTTTCGTTTTTCGCTCATGACTTGCTCCATCTGGCTGATCCGCACCCACTCGAAAGCACTCAGCCCCCCGTTTTATGCCGTTGGGCGCGGAGGGGAGTGCATGCGGGTGGTGTTTGAATTGAAAGGTTGATGCAGGGGGCCGCGTTGCGCGGTGCAGAGTTCGTCCGCATCGGGGTGTGATCTGGCGGGTCAGTCTCATCCTCAGCAGGGGCGACCTGCTGATTCGCAACCACGTCGCCGCGCTTAGATGCTTCGCTGCAGATCACACTCCGATGCGGCCTGGTGCTGGGGAGTACCAGGTGCTCGGGCCGCTTAACGTCCGGCTCACGTGGCGCTGGTTGTTCTAGAAACCAATCATTCGCTCTCGGCTCTCCGATACCTGTTGCTCTACCAGGTCGCCGATCCTGAATGTGTCGTCTATCGAGAAGTGCGGATTGCATTCAGAGCAGTGCCCAGCCACTTCGATCTCGACGGCGTGTTGGACCAGCTCCTGATCGCGGAAGCAGGAAGGGCATCGAACGGTTTCAATTCCGCGCGCCTTGACCTTGCCGATGCAGCATTTCTCCGCATCGTCCTTGTCGTCATGCGACTCCTCGCACACATCGCAGAGCCAAACTGCGTTGACCTGAGGCCGACAGCAGTCTTCTGCTGAGGATTCGTACTCGTGAACCTCGTTGCAGGCATCGC